AATCGTCACTATACTAATTCTTTACTTACCTACATATTATGTCAGTAATATTTTGAGTTAAAGTAACATTTTCAGATTGTTCATCAGCGGTGTTATAACCGAAATCAGTAATATGGTAACTTGCACTTATTCCTGCTTGCACACTAGAAATACTTCCGCTAGGTTGTATTTCTTTCCCCTCATATGTAATCCTAAATTTTAATTGTGTTGCTTTGCTAGTTAACAAACCTGTTTCAGTTATTTCTACCCAATTCACTCCATTGTCAATAGAATAATAGAATTGTGTAGGAGCTGATATACGGTCAAATTCGCTTACGCTTACACTATACCCACTAGCAGCCGTATAACTTACTTCATTACTCTTTTCACTATCAACATAGCCAGTAGCCTTTGCAATTGCATAAATTGTATATGTTCCAGCAGTTGTAATTAAAGTAGATAAATCTACACTTGTAGTAGTAATAGTTGTAAGTAAAGCGTTATTACTATAAATAGCATACGAAGTTGCATTAGCTACAGCAGTAATAGTAAGTGTGCTATTTGAAAGAGATATTGTAGGTGCTGAAGTAAAACGTAGTAAGCCATTATAAGTTGGTAAAATTACTCCTTCATATGTACCTACTACTCCACCTATATTAACATCTTTTTTAATGTTTGTAGCAAGCATAGTGCTAGGTTTTGTAATAGTGACTTTGCTTAAAACTTTTCCGCTTGTAGGAGTAATTACTTGATTGCCACTAGCCATACTTAAAGCAACTGTTTTTTCTTCAGTTGGTGTAGAAGGTACATTAGTAATAATAGTTGCTTTACTCATTCCGTCATAGCCACTATCAGGTGTAATTTCAGTTGTACCATTTTGAGTGATGGTAACATCTTTTTCTTGTAATTTTGATTTCCCAATTGCATTAGTAATTCCACTTGCCATTAGTACATTACCTCAATTCTTGGAATAATTACATTTGAAGTTGGCTTTTCTTTTGCATATAAATATATACCACCATTATATGTTTCTACCATTGGTGCATAATTTCCACTCACTGCGTCAGTTAAAGAAAATGCTACCATAGGAAACATTGTAGGCGTTACATTTTGCAACGGAATATTAACCTTAAAAGCATACCCTAAAGCAGTATAAGTAGTATCACTTGTAAATTGGTTAGGCAGAACAGTAATATTATTAAATGTTAAATTACGTGGTTGCATTTTTTCACTTAAATCTGTCCAATTATATACGCCTTCTTCAGACACATATTGGTATAAATGTCCTACTACAAACACGTCATTAGTCGTAGGTGTTGCTACTTGACCGACAGCAAATGTCCCATAATCTTCCGTTTTGTCATCAATGGCATTAGCCATTTCATTGCTAGTTAATTCTACTACATAAGGTAAAATTAATTGGTGATTTCTATCTGGAAGTTGTGCAGGAGCAACCTGCCCAGCACTATCTAACCCAGCAATACCGTCGGCAATATTCTTGTGTGCGTTAATATAATCAGCAATTTGTTGATTAATATCACCAGCCGAACCACCTAATTTTTTTATTAAGGCTACTATTAGCCCTAAATCTATATTGTTATTATTAGCCATAATAACCTCCTATTGCATATCATAACTAAAAATTATTCCCGTAGCTGGAGAGCCAATAGCAATAGATTTTGTGTAAGGTGTATAACCACCACTATCATATGCTACTTCTTCAATTAAAGCGTTAGCAATTCCACCATTAATTGAAACTGTATTATCAGCTGGAAATAAAAGAGTAAATTTAATTTTTATTCCATTATCAAATAAAGCATTGTAATTTGCGTTTTGAGTAGCCACGGGTAAATTCTTCCAACCCATTCTTTCTATGATTGAATTTTTAACACTTGCTAAACTAAAAATGTTTTGATTATTAGCAGTTGTGGTAATTTTAACATTTCTTATCATTTTCACGCGTTTCCTTTCTAAATTCTAAATTAGTGATATTGAACTTTAGTCTTAAACTATTTTGTTCACGAACTACAAATAGATATTTAGTAATCCTATGTTTTTTACAATAGTAAAGAGTAAATTGTAAGTAATAAATTAAGCCATTTTACCACTCTAAAAAACATAGGATTAGTAAAAATATCTAATCCTATTATTTGTATAATTAAAGAGTTAATTACTATGCAATAGTAATTGTACCTTCGTCTTGAACAATTGTTCCGTCAGTCTTTGTTAATTTAACAGTAACTTTGCCAGTAGCAGTTGCTGAAACAGTGTGAGTTGCTTTAGTGTAAGTCACACTAGCACCACCTGTAATTGTAAGTTTGTCAGAATCTAATTGTGCGTCACTTAAAGGGAATGAGTATTCTCCATTAAATGCATATACTACTAGAGGAACACTTACACCAGAAGCAGCATTCATATCTTGTACGATTAATGCTTTAACTTCGTCATACCAATTATTACCATAAATTTCTTCAATTACATAACCATAAATATCTTGATTTGCACAAGGGTTATCAGCGTCCATAGGTGTGAATGCTAATGCAGTACCACTTAAATCTTGAGTAGAATAACCGTCAGCAGTTAAAGAAATACTTTGGTTGCCACTTAATTGAAGTGAAGGAATAATAATAGTAGCACGACCGATAATGCCTTCACCAGCTTCATTACTTGCTAGATTTGCTTCAAATACAGCATAAACTACTTTTGGAGCAATTTCAGCTGGGATTGTTACATATTTAGCGTCAGCATTTACAGCAAAGTAAGATACACATACTTTTGCATTTTGTGGAATGCCATAACTTTCGTCAATAGTAAATTGTTTGTTAGAACCTACAACGATACTCTTTTGGTTAACTTCGCCATTATATTCAATATAAGCAACAGCAGAACCACCATTTACACCCACAGGAGTACCAGTTAAAGTTCCTTGATAACCGTTTAATGTAACGGCTTCTTGCTTACGAGTAGAGAAAGTAGACATTACTTCTTCTCCCCAGTTAGCAGCCATCATACCTAAATTGAAACGTGTATCAGTTAATGTAACATTTGCCATAGCAGATGTGAAGAAACGTTTCAAAAGTTTGTTGCCCTTACCACCTTGAATGTCAACTGAAGTATTAGTTACATCAATAGTGTTGTTTGTCATTGTTTTCGCAGTAGCAATTAATGAAGTGCATTGTGCGTCAGCATAAAGCCAAACATCAGCAACACCGACTAAAAACTTATTCATATGATATTTTATCCTTTCTATTTATTTTCTTTTAAAATTACATTCATTAGTTATGCTTGTAATTTATTTTTCATTTCGTCAAGAGAAATACTATTATCTTCAATAGCATTCTTTTTCTTATCAACACTAGCAAGCCAGTGGACAATATTTTGTTGGTCTTTTTTCTCCATATTAGGAGCTAAAACCATATTAAGCTCATAAGAACTTATTGCTTCTAAACTTTCTACAAGTTTAGTGAACTGTCTTACGCTTAAATTATTAATTTCATTAAAAGATAGACCAGCCTTCCCCATTACCCTATATTTCAATTCTTCTAAAGAACACATTTTATGTCTAGCGTGTTTTCTTTTGAATTCTTCAGCGTCTCTTAACACTTTCCTTAAAGAAGGGTGAATAGAAAGGTCAACCTTTTCAATATTATTTTGGTCTAAAATTATATTACGTATTTCATTAAATTCTTGATGACTAATCTCTACGCCGTCTAAAAATAATTTAAGTTGTCCGTCTATAATATCTAATTTGATTTGGTCGGAAGTTAAATGTAAGCATTGACTTAAAGCCTCAAAAAGCAAAATAAGAAGAACATCTCCGTCTTTGTCTTGTGAAGATTTATAAACTAAAAAGTCCAAGTATGACAATTTAATAGTTCTAGGGTCTTTCCCTTGCATTTTTTCTTCGTCTAAATTAAATACTGCTTGTAAAATTCCACCAAACGCCTCATACAAACTAAGAGGTATGGGATAAATATAAAAGAATTTTACTTCAGGTGGTGTATTTTCATTACCTTCACTTAAAATCTTCTTATAAGCAATAGGATAATTATTAGCATAAAACAAATTGTAATAATCTTTTGTCCCATAAAAGTATTGCGATATATGCAAAAATTGTTGATATTCGGGCGTTTCTATAATAGTGTTATTGTATAATTCACTCATAATATTCACCTTTTAGCAAAGAATGCTAAAGCAAAGAAAATAACCACTATAATTTTTGTTAGCAACCACACGCCACCAACCATTACCGTTGCCAACTCCATTAGGAGCACTCTTATTCATAAAAATAAGAGAATTAGCACCACAATTAGGGATAATGTCGTGTGTAATATTACGTTGAATTTCTTTACCTATTAAATATGCTCGGTCACCGACTTGTGTTTTATCCGTGATAATTCCTGAACTTAATTTATTAGGGACTACAATTTCTACTAGAATTTCAATAGCACCGCTGTAATCATTTATAGGAGTAAAATCTCCCGTATAAAATCTAACTTGTGGAATATTAAGTGTAAAGCCGTCGTCTATATCTTTCTGAAATATAATATTTTTAGTTGCTGTTGCACCGTCAATAGTAGGGTCTTTACATATCATATTTGCCTTTTGAGCGTCGGTTAAGTCTGGCTTATACAAACAATCTCTTTCGGTATAATATAATAATTTCCAAAAGTTTTTAGCGTTAGGGCTATTGAATAAGAAATCTACAATACATTCACATATATTTTCGGCTGGTAAAAATTGATTATATATATTAGGAATATTATAATTAGGAGAATTATTCATAATATCACCTACCTTTACCATTTGTTGCCTAATGTAATTGTTATAGAACAAGGAGTAGTACTAGGGTTTGTCACATTTGTGCAAGTTATAATTATAGGAAGTGGAAGTTTAATATTACAACGAATTGTAAAACCATTATCATTTGTGATAAAATCTATATTACTCTTATCTTGATTTTGTGCGTTTAAATCATATTCAAATACATCATTAGTTTTTACACCATTGACGTAATTATACACTTCATAAACTTGTTCAGTGTTTAAAGGAATATTATATACTTGCGGTGTAATAATATTTTCACTTTCTTCAATCACTAAATCTTCTTCCATTGAAGGAACATAACGTAAATATAATTCTAAATAATTAGGAGCGATATGGTCATTAATTTGTGTGACTTGGAAAGTTCCACCATTAAGAACAAACCTATCATTAATATTTATTGTAGAAGTATTTACAGTTTTCCTAACTTGTACTAACGCCGTGCCTTGTGCTTGTGGAACACCCTGAGAACCGAATGATAAATCGGTACTACCAATATTATGCGTAAACACACAAGGGTATGACCACGCTAAAACACCATTAATAGTCTTTTCTAACACATTATTACAAAGGACTATATGCCCTTTAACATCATAATAATGTTGCGTGTCTAATGAAGTAATCAGCCAAGGGTAATATGTATTGTCGTGGTCAATAGACTGCCAATACACTACATCACCAATAGAAAATTGAACATCATCATAAGGATATGAAACTAAATATTTCCAACCTACTATTTGGTCTGGTTTATTACCATTATATATCCAAGTGTCATACATAACACTAGGGTCTTCATTTTTGTATACTTGTCTATAAGATACATTATCTTTAAAATTATCTTTAATAGTATCGGCAATATCATCTTCTAACGAACTATCGACACTATCTATATAATTAAGCCTTTCCCAACAACTTTGATTTTGTGATGAGGTCGCTATTTTCATAGTTTACCTCCCATTTCGCCTAGCCCAAAAAGTTCCTAAAGGCTTAAAACTATCTTGAGTATAATACTCAGTCTTATAAGTATATTCACTAATAAGGCTTTGAACATAATTTCGTTGGTCTTCAGCACTAGCAATATGCTTGTCAAGTAAATTGGCTGGACTATGAGATTTCATAGAACCACCATAAATTAACGCTTTATCTAATGTAGCATTATTCTTATATTGCTCTACAAAAGGTATTACCATTGCTTCTGCTAAAATAGTAATTTCCCTTTCAGTTAAATCATAAGCAAAATTGCCCTCGTTATATAGGCTAATAAATATATCACTTAAATTACTAGGAGCGTTATTAAACGTAAAATGAATACCGTCAAAATTTAGAAACATAGTATAATCACTTATATTTATCATATTATAAGTCGCATTATTACTATTTTCTCTTATACCTATATACCTATCAAAAGTAAATGGCGTATAAGATATAAGCATACTATAATATGTTGGTATCATATTTTTATCAACCGTTGCGTCTGCATATTTATAACTACCAAAACTTACAATATAATCATAATCATTATCAAAAGTGTAAGATGATTTTAACCACTTGTTTTGTTTTCCGTCATATAATACTTCGATAACTTCATCTATTTGTTCGTTATAAAGACAAATATCTCCTTCATTCTTATAAGTGCTTGCGTTAATATTATAACTAATATCTGTACCTTGTACTTGTATATTAAGATAAGTGTCATAATATATGCTATTAGTGATAGGTTGATTTTGCCAATTTTCTTTTAATATTGCTGTATTAAAATAAATAGTCTTCCCACGTAAATTATCACCACTGTGTATTGGTCGATACATAGTAGGGTAATCTGCTAGAAATTCTTTTTCATTACCGTCGCCAACAAAATAATAATCTTGTTCCCAAAAAGGAGTATATTCTTGTAATTTTGCTTGTGGCTTTATGTCATATTCAAACATTGAAATTGCATATCTTAGCCACCTAAAATTCAAAGAGTAATACATAGGTTTTGGAAGCAATGATAATTTTTTATCAATTTTCAATAACCGAGATTGACAATAAATGTCTTGAAAACTTGTTCCCAAAACTATCATCTCCTTTCTTTTACTTTAAAATTAAACAATTATCTTACTACTATATTAATGCTTGTTAGGGCGTTCTTCGTAAGCCTGAATATTGACAATAACATCTTCAATTTTCTTGCCAAAATATTTTTCAATAGCAGCACGATTTTCATAACTCCATTGCTTGAATATATCACTTGTCATTAAAGCATAACCTATCCCATACACAAGTTGATGTAAAGCAATAAAATCTTTTTTATCATTTGTAATGCGTTTAAATTCTTCTATCGCTTCTTGTGGTGTCTTTTCTATTAACCAATGCTTATAGAAAGCTTCATCTAAATTAATAAAATCTTTAATTCTAAAAGTTGCATATTCGTTTTGGTCAACAAAATATAACGTACCTTTTTTAAATAAATCTTTAATATGTAATTTATCATTCTTAAAGATTTCCTTTAATTCACGAACTTCAATTTCTTGAATATCACCACAATTAAAAGTATAAGAAATATGACCGTCGGCTGTGCCAATAACTAAAGGATATATGGAACGTGAACCGACTTCAACAATACGTCCCTCGCCGTCATCTTCTTGTACTACATTTTTACCTAAATTAATGGTAGAAAGTTGGAAAAGCATATTCCGTAAATCTTCAATAGTTTTATTATTGGCTTCTACCATTTTTTCTAATTGTTCAATTTTTTTATCTTTAACACTCTTACGAGTATTACTTTTCGTTTCTTTAGTTTCTTCTATAAAGTTTTGTGTATTTTCCATACGTCTACAATACCTTTCAAAATTCATAATAAAAAAGGAACTCGCCATAAAAATCAACGCCATTAAACGCTGTATGACGAATTCCCTTTATGGTTTTTAAATCGCTAAATTAACAATTAATTTTGCTTAATAAATTAAGCAGTTGCTTGAAGTCCGTAATGTGCTTGTGTTGCATAGCCAGCATCAAAACTTTGGAAATAGTTGTATTCAATACGATTTAAACTATTGTCTTGTGCTTCAATCATACGTACACGAATGTAGTTTTCACGAACTAATTTAATAGGTTTATCACCAACTGTGCTTAATAGAACGATATAATTATCTGGAATTAAGCGTAAGCTAGCAGCAGTCGCTGTTAAGAATGGTGCAGAATAATCAGTTGCTTGGTCTAAAACAACGCAGTCAACACCGAAAATCTTGCCAAGGTAGCCATTACGAATAATTTCATCTTGACTAACAAAACCATAACCACCAGTAGTTGCTAAAGCAGCAATTTTGTTAAATGCTACTAAAGTACCATAAGCAGTAACACCAGCACCACCATTTAATGCTTTAATATCACTTGCTAATTGAACAAATGAATTAGAGTTCCAAGCAGCACTTACTAATGCTGTGTCAAGAATATTAGCAGCAGTGAAAATAGTATTAACAACAAGTTTGTATTGAGCATAAAGCATACCCATTACAACACGTGCAAGTTCAGCCCCAAAGTCATAATCGTTTGCTAAAATACGAATATAGTCTAAAGTTGTACCAATACAATAAACTTTTGGAGAAATTGTAATAGAACTAGAAGCATATCCTCTTAAAATTGCTACATTGTCATTATAAGAACCTCTTTGTGCAATTGGAAGACCTTTAGTGTCAATGTCCCAAGTATATGAATCGCCAACTTCAACTGTTACGATATTGCATAAAGCGTTTAATTGTGGTGAAACAGCTTCTACCATTACACCTCTTAAAGCACTTACAACAATTGAGTTAAACATAGTTGTGAAGTTTTTGTTGTCAAAAGCCATTGCAACATCTGTTTTAGTTTTAATATCGCCAACATTTGCAAATTTTTGACAATAAAGAAGTACTGCTTCTTTAACTTTTTGCATTTCAGACATATAATTGTCCATAGAAAATTTTTGAATCATATTAGTATGACCATATTTGTTTGAAGCAGCAGCCTTAATAACATTTTTTAGATTATCTACAATTGTAAATAAAGAAGCGTCTGTGTTTTCACGAGAGAAAACTTTACACATAATTTCTTTTTCTGCCATATTTATTTTATCTCCTTTCTATATACTCTCTACTTATTCTACACGTACGATTAATGTAGGAACGAAACCGCCACCTGCATTACCACCATTACGGAAATAAGTATCATTTACTACGATTTTTAAAGTTGCAGGATTGCCAGCACTAGCAGCAGCAGTCGCAAGAGCATATGAACCGTCAGCAACTAAGAAATTACCAACAGCAACATTTGTGTTATCACCTAAAGCATCTTTAGAAATTTCAAAAGACATAAATTTTTCTAACATTACAACTGTAACAACATCACCAGCTTTGAAAGTGTAAGTTGTCCAATCAACATTACCAGCAGGGCGTCTACCGTCTGATAATTCTTCAATACCAGCACCAACAATGATACCAACGTGTTTTGCATTAGCTGCAGGAGCAGTCATTGTCCAAACACTGTAATTTCTAGCATTAGCAATGCTTTCTAAAGCAACAACTGAACCAACGTGTAAAGTTTGTCCAGCAGGTACAACAGCGTGACAGATTAAATAATCTGGAACGTGTTTTGTAGGAACAGCAATATAATTTGCCATAATTTTCAAATCTCCTTTTATTTTTATTTTTTTAATTTATGTAGTATTTTTTATACTACTAATAGTGTGACTTATTAATTGTAAAAATTAATAAATTAGCATTTACGTAATGCTTCAAGAATTTCATCTATTGTATAAGGCTTGTCTTCATTACGAGAATTACCAAAAGTCTGATTTAATGGTTCATAAGCAAAAGCAAAAATATTCTTTTCTACTTCTTCTTTTAACTTACGTTCTTTACCTTCTTCTAAATCATCTTCGTCTTCTTCAGCCTTATCGCCAGTATGATTTTCTTCATCACGTGAATGTTTTGCTACGCTTTCGCATACTTTTTCTTTAATAAATGCTTCAAAGTCAGCAAGAGCCATTTCTTCAGATTTCTTTGAGAATTCTTCTCTTTCTTCTTCAGTGAAACAATGTGAATATTTTTTAATTAATTCACCCATTTCTTTTACTTCTTCGGCTCTTTCAAATACTTTGCATTTTTCTTCAAGTTTAGCGTATGCTTCGCATTTAGCTTCGTGTTCTTTAGACAATTCTTCAAAAGCAAGTTTAGATGCTTGAAGTTCTTCAGTTAGACTAGCGATTTGTTTAGAAAAATCTTCACCACCAATAGCGTCGTCGTCATCATCACATTCGCAACTATTCTTACTAATTTTCTTGTCGTCGTCATCGTGGTCTTCGTCAAGGTCTAGTTCATCTCTAATCTTTTCAACTTTAGAAATAACTTCCTTTTCGTCTTCTTTTTTAGCATAACCTAAAGCACTAGCAAGACCGTCTTTATTATAAACTGCCTTACCACCCTTTATCTCCATAATAGGATATTTTAATTTTTCGCTAGGTGCTTCTTCCCAACCTTCTTCTACTAAAGCATAAACTTTATGAACAAGTTCTTTATAGTTTGAAGCGTCTAAGACTTTATTTCTTAAATCAGTCTTATCTACTTCTCCCCAAGGTTTATCGCTTATAGCGTCTTTACTTTCATCTACTTTAATTTCGTCGCCTTGACCAAATTCTTTTGCATTATATAAAAGATTATATGCATTACGAATTACGTGTTCATTGTGGTCTTTTTCAACATAAGCCTCTTTTTTAACGACTTCTTTTAAAGCAGTCATTTCATCTCTTTCAATATCAATAGTTTCACCGTCAACGTTTACTTTATAAGGAAGTTTATAAAGTTTATCAGTTTCATTGTCGTGAATTATAGCATAATGTTCTTCGGGGTAAACTTCTTCAATATAGTATTTACGACCTTCCCATTCACCATCTCTATATTTATATTGACTTAAAAAAGACCAGATTTTTTCTTCAATAGCTCTCGCTCCTAAAGAATTGTTTACTTGGATTGTGTTATCTGCCAATGTTTTATCCTCCTTTCCTTGTAAACTACTATTTTCTGTTCTTCCAAATAAAGAACTAAATTTACATTCAATAGTTTTTACTGTGTCTTCTTGCAACCAAGAATTTGTCACAAGAGAAAATTTAGTTACATCTAAGTGTGAACCTTCAATTCCTTCTTCAATATTCTTGCCTAGCAAAGTAACACCACGTAATCTAATTTCGCTCGGTACAATATACCCTTCTTCATCTCTAGTATCAGCTTCATCTTTATCTATTAAGATTTCTACTGAAATTTTTAAATTACCACCACGTCTTTTTAGAATACGTGTTAGCATAGGTTGATATGCTTTGCTAATAGCACCTACCATTACAAGATATTCTTTACCATTCTTTTTAACCCATTTATAGCCCGTACCTTCAAGAATTATGCCTGCGATATTCATTGTAGTATCAGTTTCGCTATAATTATGGTTGCCTACGTCGGTAGGCATAAATGCATTGTCAAATTGGTATACTATAAATTTATTATAGAAAGTAGGAATAGCATTTTCAACAACATCTTTTCGTAAATCCATTTTATTACGGTTTCTTCCTGTATGAAGTAACCAAAGGTCAACTAACATTATATCGTCGTCTTCTTCTAATACAGCAATTTTATCAAGATTTAAGAAAACGCTTTTTGTATTTATAAGTTCTTCATTGTATTCGTCCATTATGTTATTCCTCCTCTCTTTTTTGCGATTCTTTTATTGGCTTGTGTGTTGACCATTCTTTTAAACATTCGGACAATTCCTCATTCATAACAAAAACACTAATGAGTTTGCCATTAGTGTGAACGTATGAATTAATAGGAAATATTTGTTTGTAAGTAATCAACCAATGGCAAAGTTTACGACTTCCACATTGGTAATATAAAGTTTTATCTTTTAATTTTTCTTTGTTAATATTCACAACTCTCATATAGTATTCCTTTCTATGCGTCGTACTTATGAGGGTCAAAACTTGTATCAAATCTTTGCCATTGTGATTTATCATCACCTAAGTTTTCGGCATAATCCATTAAATCAGTTGCCCATTTTGTTTCTTCATTTTGTTCATCTTGGAATTTGATTGCTAAAGTAATAAGCAAAGGGCTATTACCTTCTTCATAAACCATTTTGAAGAATAAGTCCCATAGTTTATTTGTTTCCATTTCTACATCATACGCAAGTTGTGTAAATGCTGAAATAGGTTGAAGACTCAAATCGTAATCAAACCCCTCAATTGGGCTACCAAAATCTAACAAAATATTCTTTTCTTCGCAAAATTCTCTAACCCATTCGGAATGTTTAAATTCTTCGTGGCTTCTAAGTTTAAAAAATTCAGCGAAGTGTTCTAATCCTATTGTAGCTAAATAAGAAGATACATAGGAATAGATATACGCATTACGCATTTCGTGTAAAAATAATTTACCTAAATAATCTTTTGTTTTTTGATTTAAAAATTGCATATTAAATTCTCCTATACCTTCTATACATCTTCGTTCGCTTGATAATCTCTACCTATACTAGCACCTTCGCTAGTTAGTCCGTCAAGACTTTCTTTCGGTCTGCCACCCTTATCACCAGTACCTTGTGTACTTTTAGTATTAAATGCTGATACCATAGGTTTCATTTTGTCTTTAGTACCTAAAATATCACTCATTTCCATTGTTGAACATACTTCAAAAGGTTCAAGTCCCATAGACGCTAATGCCCATTCAGGGTTAAGATTCATTGTGCCAATAAGCCCAGCATAAAGTTGAATTTCTTTTTCTTTTTCAGTTGCATTACCAAACATATGAATATGGAAATGATATTTTGTAGGCAATAAATCTAATTGAAAATTAACAAAATTTTCTATTTGCGAATATAAGTCTTTAGTAGATTTATTAAATTCAACATTGTTAACAAACGCTAAAGCAGTACCTTGGTGAAGTTCATCATCACCACCTAGGAATGCTTGAGGTATACCACTAGACGAAGAAAAACTATCGCTGCCTAAATTAAGATATGCTTGTAAATCTCCTACTTGATTAGAATTTATTGCTAAACTATCAAAAGGCGAAACATAAGCATTAACATTTTCAGGCAAGTTATCTTTCACCATTGCTATCCATTGTTGTGCTTCTGTAAAAGTAATGGCTAGTTGGTCACTATTTTTCTTCATTGGAATTTTTAAAGCAATAATTTTATAAAGTTCATAAATTAATTTATTCTTTAAAATATTCCTATAAGAGATATTATCTAAAGCAGCACCCATAGCACTTGCTCCTTCGGGAACAGTATCAGGGTGAATAATGTCAGAAGTAAAACACCAAGATTTACTTACGGGCATAGGATAGTATTGCTTGCTAGCAAGTTCAACCCCTTGCAATCCGTCCTTTCTTGCTTGTAAAAATGCTTCATATGCGTGAGCAAGTTCTGGAATGCAATTTGCCATTCCTACAAATTTATCAAAATAAGAAAGGTCTACACAAAAACGCCAACCATAAACCCACGGTGCTGTAATAATACACGCTTGTGGTGGTAATTGTACTAAATAATAACTTTCATTCGTCTTATTTATATATCCATAGAAAACTCCGTCATATAAACACGCAAGGTCTATTCTTGAACTTTGCCATTTTAAATTGAGTTTTCTTAAAAGTTTATGTGCTTCGGCTACATCTTTTTTGAATAATTCTTTTTCATTAGCATTAATATAACTATCTACTGAAGTTAATACATAATTAAAGGCTTTTAACCCGTGTTTATATGTAATAAAGTTTTTATAAACGCCTACTGAATAAGAAAGATATTGACTTAAACCTCTTAACTTATCGGCGTGTTCTCTAGGTCTAGCAAGCCAATAATCTAATTGTTCGCTAGAAGCAGGAAGGGGGTGATAATTTATTGCGTTAACATAATCATTTGAAGCGATAGGTTGATAAATACCTTGCGAAGAACTTTCTCTACTTATATTTTCAGTACGCTTTAAAGAACGATATAAGTTTTGAGCGAAAACTTCTCTTTGCCTAGAATCTTGATATTTCTTTGCAAAATCTTGTAAACTTTCACCGATATAATTTTCAATAGTTGCTATTTGTTCTGGCGTTGCCATTTGTTCATTTTTAATATTTACTTTTTTTTGCTTTGCCATTTTCTTCCTCCTTCCTTTTAAATTATCAATTTATTACGTAGCGATGTTCCACCACGTCCATTTAATGCGTTATTTAAACTTCTTAACCCCTCTTGTAAACTTAAACTTTCATCTGGCTTAAAAGTTTCTCTTTCTATTAAATTAGCAATGTAATTACCATATGCTAATGCCGTATAACGGTCTTTACGATTTCTTCCCGTTGTCTTTAAACGTAAATAAGATTGTGAAGTATTACCAAAAGTAATTTCTAATTGAACCATTTCTAATATCAAACTCTCCGTTTCGGAATAAGGAGATTTTAAAGTGTTTTTAACTTCAGCGTCTAACTTATAATACTCAGGGAAACTATCAAAATAGGTTTGTGCTGTTTCACTATCGCCTAATAATTCTATACGATGTCTAATAAGTTCATCTTTTAATTCACGTGCTATCTTATCATTAAAACTTTCTGACGCAGCAATAGTATAAATTACTTTTTTAGCGTCATTATAAGGGCAACGTTTTATCATTTCTTCGTCATTAAGTGAACATAAAGGTTCGTAAGTGACTTGTCTTTCGGGGTCATATAATGGGAGCACTAAAGCGTCGTATACACCTATACCAGCGTTTTGCCTATCTAAAACTATATAATCACAGTCAAGTTCATAAAACAACCTATTTATATTCATTGCTTGTGTTTGTGTATGTCCACCTTCCATAGTTTCTATATAAGCGACTTGCTTTATGTAATCATTCTTTCGTGGAATTAAACGTAAAAGAATAAAGGCACTGGCGTCATTCTTAATGCCAGCCATAGTTGCTATATCTACACATAACAAACGAATTTCCCCTATTTTCTTTAGGTCAGGACGAAATTTTTTATCATTTATTAAATGATTTTCGTAATATGACCTAGGATAAGTAGGGTAAGGTAAAGTTCGATTTTCAAATAGGTCTTTGTCTTTAAAATATGCTTTATCACTTTGCCCATAGAACAAACAACCCATTTCCATTGCAAAAAGCAACGGGTTAAAGTCGCTTTCTTCGGCTTCGTCTACTACTTGTGCTGGGTTAAGTAATTTATGTTCAATAGAAGTTTGATAAGGGAAAGCTACTAATGCATATCTCTTACCACGTAGCATTTGCCTTAAAAAGGCTTTAAATTTCTCATACGACCAATTGGACTTTAAATGTGCTGAAGTTAAGAAAAATTCTTGGTTTCGCTCTAACGGGTAGTCTTTCCACTTTGGTAAATGTCTATAACCCGTATATCTTTCGTCGGCTAAAAATCTACGAAGAACAGTTGTATAAACATCTTTTTTAATCATACGAAATTCATCACATATTAAAATTTGAGCCCTACTAGAACGTGCATTATCAGTTGCAGCAACTACGTGTAAAACTGACCCATTATACATTTTAAGGTTATAATCTACTACATTGAGGTTATTTTTTATTTCTTCTATCTCATTTTCAAACATAGGTGCTTGTGATAGAATTTGTGGTATTTTTTCAGTAATAATTTTTATTGCTTGCGATTTTACACCACCAGCAACTACTACTTTGATATTAGGGTAAAGTATCATCTTTAATAGTACAAAAACGCTTATCAAATATGTTTTACCTAAACCACGGGCTGCTATGAACATACCGTAGTTGTTTCTAAACCACATAGTAAGAATGTATTCTTGAAATGGGAAAAGTTTTAAACCAAAAAGTTTTGCAAGTTGTGCAGGATAACGCCTAAAATATTGTGTCCAACGATATACGGCTTTATAAAGTTTTTGATTTTTGTCAAGCCCTTCATTGCCTTCATAAGGCTTAATATCTAAAAGAGAGCATAATCTCTTGTATTGTTCGGGTTGTGTCAAATTAGTTTGTAAAGTTGCCATACCCTAGTCCTCATTTGCTAACTTCTCTTCTAGGTCGTCTTCTATTGCTGCTTCGTTATCATCGTCTACATCTTCAAATAAATCTTCTATTTCTTTAACTGAATATTCATCTAAATAACGGTCGTATTTCTCAGTGATAGAATTATGGAAACCTTCCATTTTAGCAAGTTGCCCCACTATTTTTAATTGAAGCTCATCAAAACAATCTGGTTCCGTTAGTGGTAAAATAGGTTCATTTTCTTCTATCATTTTTATTAAAAGTCCCCAACTAAACTTACCACTTTCAGTTCCTCCGTCGCTTTCTTGAATAGGTTTAAGCCCAGCGTCACCTAATAATTGGGAAAAACTTTTATAAAGTTTATCAGGAATATCTTCCCCAGCAATTTGGTATTGTGTCATTTGCCATTTCAATAAGCATATTTGCTTAACAAGCTCAGTTTGCCCTTTAGTTGTAATAGCATAAGACTTACACCATTCATCATATTCACTTTCTAACCAATTAATTTTTTGTTGGTCAGTGATATTCCATTTCTTAATAAGTTCCATATCGGTACAAATAGCTGAAGGAATTTCTATTTTATCGGCGTTAGCTTTCGCTTTTTGAATAGGGTCAACATAATTTGCGTCTTGGCTATCACTGTAAGTTTTCTTCCATTGGTCTTTTAAAGATACAAAATGAAAGTATTTTTGTGCTTTTTGAACTTCGTCCAAAGTGACATCACTTTTAATATCCATAAATTTATTATAATAAAATGGTTTATTTACAAGTTGCATAGCACGCTTTAATAATGCTTCATCAAAAATGCCGTTGCTATTTAGTGTCATACGAATTAAACACTCTTTACAATAAGGAGCAATAGAACCGTCTAGCCCTAGTTTATAAAAATTCTTTTCGTTTAAATGCTTTTGGCAACTTAAACACGTACACATAATAGGTTCAGTACTCATATATTTTTTAACTTTAGTTTTTCTAATAATTGACCTTGGCATAAGTCCTCCTTTCTATAATTTTTATAATATATAATACTTATCTTCTCCAATAAGTTTTATTTTATCACACTTACTAGAGCAAATAAAAAACCTAGCACTATTCAGCACTAGGGGATATTTCTTTTGGAACAAATTTTCCTGCGTCATATAATTGGTGGATATTATAGCCTTGTTTAATTTTTTCTTTTATGAAGTCGGTCATTTGATTAATTTGAACTTGACTATCTTCAAAAGTAATTAAATATACTTCGCAAGTTTGATTGTCATCATTCCAACAAAATTCATTATTTAATATTTGGTCGTCGTTAGTATAAACAACGTGTTTTGCATAAGACGCACTATATTGTAGAAATACCGTTGTATTTAGTAAAACTAAATTTATTGCTTCATAGTGTCCTCTTTCGCCGAGGCTACTCAAGTTTGTATAACACTCCACAACTTAAGGGTACAACGACACCCCAAGACTAAAATTCTTCTATTGAATTTTATATCTTTGTAGATTAAGTGAGGCGTTGT